TGCCTAGGAGCGTTCTCCTCTGGTTCTGTATGGCGCAGCTTGTGTAGGGGTATTCTAGCCCACTGGCTACCCACTTCGGTCATTATGGAGAAGTGGAGGGCGCGGGATGGGAGGGAGGTGACGCCAAAGATGACGCAACGATCTAGGTAGAGAGAGTCCTCAATGGAACCTCGTAGGATGTTCTGGTCCACCAGTCCATAGAGGTGTTGGGGGACGGAGGCGTTGAGCGTGTGGTGCATTATTTCTTGGCGTAGCGATAGTAGGTGCCAAGTTTTCCTTCAACAACTACTTTCATTTTCTTTTCTAACACACCAGAGCCAACCCAAGCCTCTATTTTTGACTGCCCTGTGCTTCTGAGGCACTTATACTTATCGGTGAAGTCTCTCATGGAGAACCATCCGTCTTCACGATGGAGGATTTCCGCCGCCATTAGCTTGTCCATCTCACTCCAAGGGTTGTTTTTCATTAATAGGTTTTTATGTTTGTTGCAGTTGTGAACTTGCCGTTGATGCCGCGCACTTGAAAGATGGAATAAGTCCCGTCGTCTTCTACCCAGCCATACACCCAGCCATGACTCCAGCGGAGTTTTCCGGTCTTACGGTTGGCGTAGCCGGGGTTGAGGTCGCACAAACACCCTATGCAGCGGGCTTCTTGGGGCTTTAAGCCGGGGGTGGAGAAGGATTCTATGCTGTGGCAGTGGCCGAAAACTACGTTCCCATAGATGCGGGAGTGGTTGGCGCAAGCTGACATTCCGGTGTGGAAGCCATGAACTACGTTCAAATGGCCAATGCTAACCACCCCTAGGCGGCTATCGTAGGGGATTAGAGAGGCTTTATTCCTCTTTGCCACCATTTGTATGTCTTTGACCATTCTTTGCCCCAAATCGGCTTTAACGGCATCTGTGGACTCGGCTAAGTCCCATGCTCTTACGTCGTGGTTGCCTAGCATTAGGGTGTTGTCCTTGCCTCCCTTGAAGAAAGAGTCGGCAAAATTTGCCCCTACGTCAAAGTCGTCCCTCATACTGACAGCCCTGTCTTCCTCTGAGGCTCCCTTACGGATGGCGGAGAAGTCCCACAAATCGCCAGCTATGATGCGGATCTCTGGGTTGAAGTCTTTGGTGAAGGCTAGGGCGGCGGCGGTAGCTTGAGGGTCTGCATGGTTGCCGTGAATGTCCGCGACGATGACAAATTTCTTCATGTTATTTGAGTTTAGCAGCTTTGCGGACAAGCCTTTCCTCTGAGGTTTTCGCCGAATGACAGGTTACACAGATGGCTTGATAGCCGTCCTTCTCCACAAACAAGCGTTCAATGAAGCTGTCCCAGCTCACCCAGCCTTTAAGCGGGTCAACTACGGGGTGGATGTGATCGACCTTTATGTCCTTATTCCCTACGCTTTTTGAGCACAGAGAACAAGTGTAGGTGTTTCTGGCAGTCCTAGCGTTTCTGCGGCAAGTAAACTTAGGAGCCCAACGAGACGAAGCCCTACGCAACGCAGAGGTAATGAAGCTCTTTTTACGAGCCGCAGTCCATTGTCCGTTACAGTGGGCTTTCTCGTTCATACGCTTTCTAGGGCAAACATTAGGGCAATCTCTTTACTCTGGGCGTCGGTAAACCCAGCCATCCCGTTGTTCCATTGCCACTTCCATAACTCGCCCTCCTGCCATAGCTTCAACCTAAACCCCATGTTGGATAGCAGGCAGGCTTTGGCCTGAAGGATGGCGTAGGTAAGGGGTTGGTTCATTTGGCCTCGCGCAGAATAACAATCATATTGGTGGCTATTTCACCGTCTGTCCCTTGGTGGAAGAACTGGGCGCTGGCACGGTCAATGATGCTGTGAAGCTCTGCGTTCTTTAGCCTGAGCTGTTCATATTTCCCAAGCTCTCCATGACCCCGCTTAATGGCATCAAGTTCGCTTACAAGGCGCAGCTTCTCGTTCTCCTGACATACCTAGCAAGCGGGCTTGTTCTAAGCATTCAGCCGTAGCAGCGGCGAGTTCGCGTTCGAGGGTGCGGGCAAACTGAGCGGGGACCGAACGGTCTATGAAAAGCTGTTCAAACCGTGTGTATGGCTCACTTTTAATTTCCGCATTTGTCCTCGGCGTGGGTTGGTCGAGTGTTTTCATTTGTTAAAGCTAGCTATCACCGTGTTCCCCAAGAACATCACTGCTGCGTTTATGTGTTTGCATCTCGTGCGTTGAGGGTTGCCATATTCCACCACTGTCTGAGTTTTGTCCCACTCTTTCTGGCAGCGAGTCATAAAGTCGGCGCAATTGCAGGCTCCGTTGGGACAATTCTCGTCTAAATCAATGGTGTATTTTACGTCCCGGTCGGCGGATTCGCATTCTATTTGCGAGCGTCCGATCAATTCACACTTCATGGCCGGTGTCTGGAATGTAGTGTTCCAGCTCGTGGATTCGGGCAATGTTGAGGAGAGCCACAGAGCCCTTCTCCAAGCGCACTAGGGCGTTGTAAAGATCGGTGGGGTTCTCCGAGTGGATGCAGTCCCCAAGCATATGGTTGAGTAGTTGGTCGATTTTCTGTTTCATAATAGATAGCCTTGCTCCCTAGCCCAGCTAGGGTGGTTGTGGATGTTAGTGTGACAGGAACGACAGGTTTGCAGCCATGTCGTTGTTTGGTTGGTCTTAGAGCCCCGGCCTTCCTTGTGGTGGATGTCCGTAGCTGGTTGGTTGCAGAGGGCGCAGAAGGGCGATTCCTTCAGAAATATGCGCCTCAATTTGGTGTATTCCCTGTTCTTTGCCGATTGCTTGGAGCTTATCCTTCTGAGCCCCAAGCTCTTCTTTTTCTTCGGCAGGAAGAAGTTTACGTTACTCGTGGGTCGTAGTTGTTCTGTCGTCGCCATAGTCGTGTAAGACACAGGAAGTCTTTGTAAGACTCCATGAGCTGTTCGCGGTCATACTTCACTACGTCAATACGCCCCGGTTCGGTGGTGGAGATGTAAACATTCATGCAGACGGAGTCGGTAAAGAAACTATCGCAGAAATGTGCCATCCAGTAGGCCGCGAGTTGCATGGGGTGGGTCTCGCTAGGGAAGATGGGCTCCTCTGGCTTAGTCCTCTTGGACTTCCAGTCGAGGATGCCTTTGCCAATGTGACTCTCAAACACTACGTCCGTAGTCCCGGCGTAACCCTCCCTGTCGTTAACCAAAACAACCTCGGCCTGCTTTACCTTAATGCCCATGCTTTCCAGCTTAGCGAAGGCGGGTTCTACTAACTCCGACAGCATACAACTACGCTCCTCGTTCAATGCTACCTCATGGTCGAAGTATTCTTGGCCCTTTAGTTTTCCCTCAATAGCCGCGTGAATGGTGGTGCCCAAATCGGCTGCGCCCATGCCATCCTCCTTGGATTTCTCAAGCATATTCCTGACATACTCCCCCATTTCCTCACCGGGGTGTGGAGGACTAGCGAAGCAGGTTTCGGCCACCTTGCCCATCTTCCAGCGTTCTAGGCCGGGAGAGGCGAGCATTTTGGTGTATGCCGTTACTGAGGGCAGGAGCTTCTGCTCCCTCGCGTCTTTGATGTTGGTCGGTCTTGAGGGGTTCTTGGCCCCTTTCTTTGTGGCCTGCGTGTGGCAGGCTTTGCCGTCGAGTGTGTAATAGTGTTCGCTCATAGTTTGCCCTCCCGTGCGGCGAGCATTGCGTCGGCTAGGCCGTAACTTTCCGCTGCAATATATTTATTAGTGCAATCATCACTGGGACTGGAAGCACAAATCCCCGCTAAAGCCTGACCCGCGAAGTAGTCGCGCAGGGTCATGCCGCAGGTTCCGATGGCAACACACTCTGTTCCGTCTTTTTCCTTCCATGATACCGAATGAACCGGAAAGGCCGGTCCTCCTTTGTCGATATTACTCATAGTTTTTGGTTTCTTTTTGTAATTCTGCTGAGATGATATCGTCTAGCTGTTTGCTAATTTCCCTACTTAAAGCTGCAAGCTTTTGCAACTTGTCCCACATCATTTCTTTAGGCATATCTTTTGTATAAAGCCCCGCAAACTCGGTGGCCCCTAAGAGCCGCCCGAGACTCGTTGCCATTAGGTCAGTATGGTTGTTCATCTGATGGGTTTTCTACAATTTTATAATATTCCTCTTCAGCGAGTTTTCCAGCCTGTAATTTTTGAGCCAGTCGAATGAGCGAAGAAGACCAATGCCAAAGGTTTTCCTCAGTTATTTCGCCTGTCTTGATGCAGATGTCCACAGCCTTGTTAATAGCCATGCCTACCGTGACGCCCTCAATGCGTGTAGAAGCCGCCAATGGGGTTGGATTAGAGGTTGTGGCTGGCGCGGATTGCGTTGCCTCGCCAACTGGACTGATGATGGACTTATCGCCCAAACTCACTTGACTCTTGCCCCCAAAGTCATCCCCGCGACGGATGCCCATGCCGCCAAATTTCACCAACTTTCCCTCTAGCGGGCTGAGATCGCGGGAGAATGAAGTGGCGTAGGCTTCATCACTACCTTCGGTCAACGTGCATTTGTAAAATGTTTTGCCCGTTTTGGTGGAGATTTGCTTACAATTGCTTACATTTGCTAGGAACGTCCCGGAGAAGAATGTTCCCGGTGCCGTGTTATTTACGTCTTGTAATGTTTTATTCATGTTTTAGGTTTTTGAGTTCTTCGCAGATTCGACGAAAGCTGTTTTTTTGTTGCTGGCTGGTGATACCCATTTCAGCGTAAATGGCTTCCCAAGGGCATCCTTGGAGGCCGCGACGATATTCGTAGAACTCGTCGCCATCCACTATGTGTCCCACCTCCGGGTGGTCCACCAACATAATGTCGCCGTCAATAAAGCAGAAGTCCGTGGGAAGCACGGTCTCGCCGATTCCTAGCAGTCGTGTGTTGTCTATGTTTATGTTCATCTGTTTTACTTGTCGTGGAATATCCACGTTGTTTCTTTGTCTACCTTCAGAACGGAGTAAGGACGATTGATTGATTCTTGTCGAACTATTTCTGGTTTCTTTTCTTCAACTTTTGCAACTGGTTTCTCTGTCGCCTTTTCTATGCTAATTTCGTTTCCGAAAAGATCAATTTGTTTCTTCATAAAACCATGTGTGCGGAGCCATATACTTGACGCGGCTGTAAGCCAATGGTCCGTCTCTGAGCTTTAGCTGGAGTAGCTCGTAGTCATAGTGCGACTGCCCGAGTTCTTGCACGTTTCCGCTGTGGCTCTTGCTAGGCCGGTGAAGTGCAATGACTCTGTGCGCGTCCTCCTCAATGGAGCCAGCATCACGGAAATCGGAGCGAGTTGGGGCTCGATCTTCTCTTTCGTTGGAGCGGTTGAGTTGTGCCGCCACCATAAGGACGCAGCCCAAAGTTTTCCTTAGCGGAATCATAGCCTTCGACAACTGACCCATCCGTTCGTATGCTGAGCCATCTGTGCCGCGAATTAACCCAAGGTAGTCAATAATTACTAACTGAGGCTTCCAGCTTGCGGCGAGTAGGCGGCAACGGCTCTCGATTTGGGCAACGCTCATGTCCTTATCGAACACCCTCAGATGCTGCTCACTCAGCCGCTTCAAACTCTTGAAATATTCCTGCTGTTTATCTGACAATTCTTGGCTGATTTGCCGCAAATTCACCTTGCTACGCTGTCCCGCGATTTGTTTGACCACCGCCCCGGCTGAAGTCTCAAGAGTGAAATAGGCCACTCTTAGCCCCCGGTTGAGGTTGTGGCTGGCAATCTGAGACATGAACGAGGACTTGCCTATGCTAGTCCGCGCCCCTACCACCACATATTCATGTGCTTCCATAGGAGAAGCCAGCTTGTCGAATGACGGCAAGCCGGTGGTTACTAGGTCGCGGTTGTCTCTAGTGCCCGCAATTTCCTGTTCGGCCCAAATTTTAACCTCCGTAATGAGTTGGGCTAAGCTATGAGCCTCCGATTCTGTCGGTTTTAAGTGGTTTTGCAGCCCCTCCACCAACGAAGACACCTCTTCGGGCTTGCCGCCCCGTATAACGCAAGCAATGGCATCCTGTAACGCTGGTTTAAGGGTGGCCAACTGTCCCTCCCATATTAAGCTTTTAAGAGCCTTCCTGCCAGTAACTGAGCTTTGGCACGCTTTTTCGGCGGCAAACAGCTCGTCCGCTGGGCAATTGTCGCCCAAAGCTAGGAACACTGAGTTGCAGTCGGTGAGTTGGGCTTTGCTTCTAAGGGAAACAAGAGCCTGCCAGATGGTGCGGTGGTTCTGTGAGAAGGCGGCGTTTGAGAGCCCCTGAGCTATGCCGTCGTCTATGAGTTCAGGGCAGGCCAAACACGCCCCAATAAATATACTTTCTTTATTCATTTTTTCTTTTTGTAACTAACATTTTCTAACGTAAGAATGTGGTTGTTTTTATTAGCTCTCACCAGTCGATCAACGGAAGTCAAACTTAAGCGGTGTTTCTTACATAAATCCCTGCGGTTCATGCCTTCCCGCCAGTCCTGCATCACAGCTAATGCTTTTTCCGCATCTATCGGTGGTCGGAATTCGTATTCGCGGCTTTCGCCTTGTGGTATAGGATTGTCGGCATATCTTTTATAGTATTTTGCCATTAGGCTTCTTACTGAAGCCATTGTTTCCGATATGTTGATGCAATTCATTTTGTTTTATGTTGGTAGAGATAGTGGCGTGCTAGGTGGAGCGGAGCCCCATGATCTCGGCACAATTCTCGAAGGGTGCGCTGTGACTTAAATAGCTCTGCCACCTTCATGGCGGCCCAGCCGCGTTTCGTTGGCAATCTATTTCTGGTCTTAATGACTATTTCTTTAGGCATTATTACTGAATGTTCAGGGCTAATGCTTGTTTCTGTAGGTGTTGTGTTCATGTTTAAATGAGGCGAAAAACCCCCTTTAAGGGGTTTCCCGCATTTTTGTTTCTTGTTTTGACGCCGCTACGCAATTCGCGGCTAGGTAATAAGCTCCCCGGCGATAGACAAAAGAGGGTTCCATGGGCCAAAGGGCTTAGAGGCTTTTTCCCGCTCGCTGATTCCCTTAAAAGTATCAAGGTTTCGGAATTCCGTGCTCCCCGTGTGATGAGCAAAAATATGGGCCCCATGCCAGCAGTCTCGATCCCTAAA